TGTTGATAGTGACCCCTCTGATCCTTGGTCGTCCCTAACTTTTATCGCTCTAAATAACAAAGACATGTTTGAAAATTCAATGTTGTCATATTTCGAGAATGATAACATCCTCGGTTCATTTTTCACAATATACAAATCTAGACAACAATCTGAATATTATAATAGCAGTTACAATTGGGGTAAGTTCCAAGTTGTTTCTGTGAAATTTATGGATGGGTATGTTATTTTGAAAGTGGATTATATTATATCCATGGGAGAAATACCAGATGGAGAAGGTCCACGTGATGATACGGTTTCTGAACTTAAGTCTGATTATCCAAATGTTGTAGAGATACGTTGGGATAGTAGATCTAGGGGTAACGTGGAGTCAGCATCGAATAATTGGGTAGGTTCTATCGCCAATGGCGGTGATGTGAGGGATGATAAGTTTGTGATACGACAACATAAGAGGTTTCATCAAATACCAACATTAGGAGTATCTACTAAGTCGTTAGAGAGGACGAAGTTTAGATTTAGATCCGGTGATGAGTATAAACAACTTATGAAATATAGATATACTAATGTTGATGAAGTGTTAGTGTCACCGTATACTAATTATAAAGTTAGTGGTGTTGTGCCGGGGATTTTACCTAGACAATATACATATAATAAGACAAATGTTATTAAATCTATAGTCGATATATCTGATAGATTTATAGATGAGACGTTATGGACGTATTATAATTTAAAACAATTTAATTATAAATATGATACAGTAGATATTAGTGAATTGGTATATGATATTGCATTAGAAATATCAACTGATATAGTTCATAATCCACCAAGAATTAAGAAACTTAAAAATTTCTTGATGTCAAAAGTTAATGGAGTTGCAAGGTGGGATATTGATAATGACGGTAAGACTACAATAAAAGATGTCATGAAGGTTCTACGACACGGGGCCGACATAGAAAAATATCCAGTTATTGTAGAGAATATAATAACTCCTATGATGAGAATTGAGGAATTCAACCATTATTTTAATAAGAATTTGGGCATAACTGACTATAGTGATCACGTATGGCCGTCATCTACTATAGAGATAATAGAATCTTTATATGAACGTAATTATCATGCGGTATTAGATTCAGAGATAGATATATTGCCTAAAATATTGATTGTAACTGAAGAAGATACGGATACTAAATATAATAAGATATCTGGTATGACATATAAATCAATAGAACGTATGAAATTCTACAACACACCTCAATGGTTTAAGGATAATGATTTTTTAAACTATAAGATAAATGATATAACTAATTATAGTCATGAGAGAGTGAATGTTGGACACGAATCAATAATGACCATATATACCAAAGATACAATCCCACGATCTAATTGGAAGGTCGGTGATCTAAATATGATAAAAGAACTAAGAGATTAAATTAAAATACGAATATAAAGGAATAATTATGTCGGCGATTATAACAAATAAATTAAGAATATTTAATGCACAACAATTTATAGAGTCTATAAAATTGAATGCTCCTCAATGGAGGACGGGCACCATTTATGCTGAAGGTGATACAGTATTACATCAGAAACGACTTTATATTGCAATAGATGATATTCCGGTGGATATTGCACCTACACATGCAACAGGAGTTACAAATAGTTGGTTATATTATACACAATCACATTATAATAATATTTATTTAGGAATAGGTAAGTCTTCACAATGGTGGGATGATGCTAACCCACCAACACCAGATGATTCGGTATCTGGTGCGTTTGATATACTATCTAACCTAACATCTATAAAACGTGTTAACCCTGATAGTATAACATTATCTGCCCCAAGGATAGATTGGACATCTGGTATTGTATATGAAATGTATGATAATACTAGAAGTGAATCTATTATTCCGAATGGATATGTGTTGGTTGGTACTGATAATCAATATTCTGTATATAAGTGTCTTAATAATTCTAAGTGGAATGGGACAACCGGTGTCACTAAAGTGCCGTCAACCGTATCACCCAGTGGATCCTTGGTTGATGATCCATTTGAAACTGCGGATGGTTACGTTTGGAAATATATGTATTCTATCTTTATGTTAGATGCCATTCAGTTTTTAACAAAAGATTATATGCCAGTTAAATTTATATCATCAGATCCAGGATCAATAAATACCGCTGATTATACACAATGGCAAATAAAAGAAAATGCACAGTCAGTTTTAAATTCTGGAAGGATTGATTGGGTTAGAGTATTGCCGGATGACGGTAGTGATCCTGATGTATTAAATACAACACAGTCTAGCGGGTATGGATACCACGATAATATAATAGTGACAACACTAACTTCTTCAATTCTTTCATCATTAAATACTGGTGGTGGTTCATTACCATTAGGTGTTGTTGATGGAGTTGATTTTACCGGATATTCTATATATATTCAAACCACCTCTGCGGTCGATTCGGGTGCATTTAGAGTATTACATACTACTAATGCTGGTATTGATAATGTAGTGAGTGGTGGGACTCTCATATGGAGTGTAGAAACACCGTTCACGTTTACGACTGCTGAGTTGGGAACTATACAGTCGATAATTATAGCACCTTCTGTTATTGTAGCTGGTGATGGAACTGGATTTTCTGGATACGCACGTATTACTACTAATGAAGTTGATAGGGTGGTAATATTAAATAAAGGTCTTGAATATACTTATGGTGATGGTAACGTCTCATTAGGAGCAGGTAATGTTACTGAGAATGCTCTTGGGTTTATTGAGTGTAAAGTTAGACCCATCATATCACCTCCACACGGACACGGGTTTAATGCGGTGGAAGAGTTGGGGGCATATTATGGTATGATTTCTTTAAAATTAGAGTATGATGAACAGACAACGATATCGGATGATTTAAATGTTTCTAAAACTATACCATTTTTTCCTGTAGCCGGTAATGAATCGGTGTTTAGACAGGTTAGTATTATAAGTGATCCTATAAATTCTTATAATAATATGATTGCCCAAAATGAAATGTATAGAGGACCAAACCACCCTAATTATGAAACTACTAATGAGAAGTTATTTGACGTAAAACGTGGACGTGGTAAAGTGTTATATATTGAGAATAGACAGCCGGTGTCACGTGCTATAGATCAAATAGAAGATATAAAAGTTGTATTTGAATTCTAATAAATATTAACTTAATACATAGATAACAATGAGAATCAAATTATGACTATAAATTTAAATACCAGCCCATATCATGATGATTTTGATAATGATAAAGGTTTTTTAAAAATATTATTTAAACCTGGATATAGTGTGCAGGCTAGGGAATTGACACAGATACAGTCAATTTTACAAAAACAAATTTCAAATTTATCTGATTCGTTTTATAAAAATGGAGCAATGGTAGTTCCAGGTGGAACATCTATGGATATTGGAATATCGTATATAAAAGTAATTAGGTCTGTTGGATTATCATATAATGCGGTATCAGATTTTGTTGGCAGAGATATTATAAGTACAATAGGTATTTTGGCCACGGTTGTTCATGTAGAATCATCAATTTTGGATGATGATAATATGACTGATACACTTTTTATAAAATACAGAACAGGTTCTAATAACGATTCTGGTGATGTGTCATATTCTATAGGGGATATATTAAATACGGTTGATGGTTTTGTTTTAGATGATGATGAAAGACCAACAACAATACCATTATCGGCATATCAGTGTGAAATACCTATTGACATATCAACACATGCCCCATCTATTGGGTTGGGGTCTATTGCACATATAGATAATGGTATTTATTATGTTGCCGGTAATTTAGTAAATGTTTTTAATCAGACTATATCGTTGGATAGATATTCAGATAAACCATCATATAAGATTGGGTTGTTTTTACAGGAAGAAATAGTATCAGTATATGACGATAGTTCGTTATTTGATAATGCTCAAGGGACATCTAATTATAATTCGCCAGGTGCTGATAGATATAAAGTTAATTTATTGTTTACTACAATACCTTATGATGAAAATTTAACAGAGAAATTTATTCAGTTATTGGGCGTTAAAAGTGGAGTTGAAGAGTTAATAGATCGTGATAACGGTATGTTTAATTGGATGGAAATATTAGCTAGACGTACATATGACGAATCTGGACATTATACGGTGTCACCATTTGGATTGGATGTCAGAGAATATTTTAATAAAAATACTAATAGGGGTGTTGTTAATATTGATTCTTTAAAATTCATTGACCCATTATTGGCAGAAAAGTTTGTAATTGATAATTTTATTAATACTAAATTATTTGATGGTATTAATGATGTACCATTAATTCATAATGTATCCTTACAGGATAAAACTAATTATCCTGATCAAAACTTAGAAATTGATAATACAATATTTTATCCAGGTAAAACTCATGACGATATGATGGATGTTTTTGATGATCATTTATCACTTGGTATTGAGAGAGGGAATGCTTATGTTTTTGGGTGGAATATTAGAAGTAGGAATACAAAGTATATACCATATAAAAAGGCATTAGACAGTGTACAACGGAATAATGAATATATTAATACAGGACTTGGATCTTTCATATATATATCGGATGTGACTGGCGTACCTGAAGTGGGAACTAGAGTTAATTTTTATAATACTCCAATATTTACAGAAAATTGTCTATTTGGTGTAACCAAGTCTAGTTTAAATGCTAATAATGTTGCGTTCACAAATACATTACATACTAATACTAGAGTTCATAGTGATTCAGAATGGTCCACTAGTGTATATAATATTCAAAATACAACTCAGAATACTTTAGGGGTACGTGTAGTTGCAACTGCAAGAGTTAAAGGATTTGAATATTTATCTAGTAGTGGTAGTATTAGTAATGGATTATCTCATGCTAGAACTAGGCCAACTAACTCTGATGAGAGAAGTGCTATATTTAAACTGTTTATTTCTGATATTGAATATGACTCAGATGATTCTGGTAATAAGTATACTAGTGAAAATATTAGGTCAGTATCTTCTAGACCTTCTATAATTGGTACATGGACATTTAGTGCATCAACATTAGTATCTTATAATATTGTTAGTAATGGTGTTGGGTCTATTGATATTGAAAATAAAGCTATAGCATATAAGAAGTTTGGTCTTAATAATAAAACGGTTGGAAATGTTTATTATTCAGATTCTGGTAATATTATTATCAAACATTTGGGTAGTTCTGAATATAGTACATCAGAAACAGTTAATACTAATATGTTTAATGTTGGTGATAATATAGGTTCAGTTGAATATATTAGTTCTGGTGGTGATTGGACGGATGGTTCGGGGACTATATCAGATCTTATAAAACGTGATACTGGTGGAATAATAATATCTAAATCAATTATAGATATATCTGGTTCTGGTTCATTAATACCATTAGAGAGTTCTTATATAAAAACTGTAAGACATGTTGATGAAGTTACTGGTAGTGTTTCCATTGACACTTCATATAAATTTCTTAGATTATATTCAAATACAACAGTTGCAAATGGTTCTATCACTTTAACTTTAAGTGATAACTCTTTTGAAAAATTTATGGCATTTGATGAACGTTATTATTTTTCATATACTAATAGTAGTGTTGGTCTTCTTGGTGTAGTTCATAAAATAACGTCATCTATGGTGTCATTTTCTAATAATTATAGAACTGTGGATATATCCAACTCGACAGATTGGACTGATGCGACAATTGATATATATATTCCTATAGTGAAAACGGAAGCGGTAGAGAAACTTAAACGAAAAGTTTATAATGTTATTGAGTTACCATATTCATTGGTTGATAATACGGGTGATGGCATAGACGGGTTTTCTGTAGCGAGTGCTGGCAATGATCTTTCTGCTGCAATATCCGCATCGTTTGATCTTGATATGATTAAAACGAATTCAACAACTTATACTACGAGCTCTGGTATTATGTATGATGCTGTATCACCGATTGAGTATCGTGGTGAATATACTATGAAAAAGGTACAATTAAGACATTCTGATATATGTGAGGTGGATAGGATATATGATACTGTAAATATTGATACTCTTGTATATAGAATAAGCTTAGATAATGAAACTGAATTAATTAATAGTATGTCCATTGAACAATTACAGTATGCTTCTGATGCTTTTAATTATTTTGAAAAAACTGGACTTAACCCTTGGTCATATAGTCTTAGTGCCAGTGGTGAATTATCACCATTTTATGAAGAAATGGAAGAACGTGTTTTGGCAAATAGTGGATCTATGGATTGGACAGATGACAGTACATCCCCATTACCATTATATGATATTACAGATTCTTATGATTTAGATGATGGACAACGGAATGAAGTTATTAATTTGGGGTATTTAAATGTAAAACGTGGTTATGACCCTTGTATTGGTAGAATGATAGTTGTGTATTCTTTTTTTGAACATAGTTCTGGGTCATTTGCAATAGTTAACTCATATACTAATGTCGAATATGATGATGTTCCGACTTATAGAAAACAGAAATTATCTTCATATTTTGATTTTAGACCAGCGGCAATAGCTGGAAAAATTACGAATAGAGTATTGTTAAGTAATGATATATCTACACAAGAGATAGATTATCCATTAAATAATTCTGATATAATAACAGATTATAGAGTATATTTACCAAGAAGGGATTTATTATATTTAACTAAAAATGGATTTTTTAAAGTTGCTTATGGAATATCTGCAATAGATCCATTGTTACCAGAAACGCCAGATGATGGTATGGTTTTATATGAATTACTTGCCTTACCGTTTACATCGTCAAGTCGTGATGTTATTAAAACAATGATTGATAATAGACGATATACTATGCGTGACATTGGTAAAATTGACCAACGAGTTAGTACTTTAGAATATTATACGAGTTTATCTTTATTAGAAAAAAATACTTCTGATATGGAAATACTAGATGTTAATGGTAATAATAGATTTAAAAATGGATTTTTAGTTGAACCATTTGATGGACATAATATTGGAGATATTTTAGATCCGGATTATCAGTGTTCTATTGATATGCGAACTTCTGAGTTAAGACCTAAATTCAATGAGAAAAATGTTAATATGACATTTAATCCAAGTGAATCTAAAGGGTTTGTATGTTTGGATGATGTTGTTATGTTACCATATACACATGAATTAGTAATTGACCAGCCAAAATGTTCTAAAACTGTTAATGTTAACCCATATGCTGTATTTACTTTTAGAGGTTCGGTTGAATTAAAACCACCTAATGATGATTGGCGTGATGTTGTAACTAATCCCGATCTTAAAATAGACCGTGATGAATATTCCACATTTAAAGAATTGGCAGAAATATCTGGTGCATTAGGTACAGTATATGGTGAAGTTGAAGAAGAGAGTCGCACGACAATATCCACTGTGAATTCCAATGAATCTACAGAGTACCTATGCAATCATTGTTAATTATAAATTAATTATAGTTATATAAAAATAAGGAAACACTAATGTCAATAAGATATGATACATATGCGGATGTTACTGAGATACAACAGGTAAAGGCACACAAATCTGTTAAGTTTAATTCTATACATGAAAAGAAATACCAAGAACGATATGGTAAACGTGTAGTTAGCACAGAGTTTGTACCATTTATACGATCTCGTATTGTTAAATTTACAGCAGATACTATGAAACCAAATACGAAGTTGTATGCTTTTTTTGATGGAGAAAATGTAACAGCATATTGTAGTACTCCTTCTCAAATGATATTACGTGATACGGTTGATGCATCTGGCCAACCATCGGCAGAGTCTGCTGTAAATGATCCAGTTAATGCTGCTTTTTTAAAGGATGATCCTAAAATATATATGACGGGGGCAACTTCAAGTCATACTGTCCGAATAGTAGATATTGCTTGGGATGGTGTTCCCGATGAAATTGTGTATACGGTTACTAATAATTTAGATCCTAAATCGTTTATAGATGATGAAGAAATGTTTTTGTCTATGTCATTAAAACCTGGAGAAACTTTTAGAATTGGAAAATATAAATCCAATTCTTGGATTGATGGTGGTTCTGGTGCTATCACAACAACTAATGAAGGTAGTGTTAATGGTATATTTACTATACCAAATTCTGAGAGTTTGAGATTTAGAACTGGTGATAGAGTATTTAGATTAACCGATCAAATTAATAATTCGGCAGATGCCGGTACGTCATGTGAGACAGAATATACTGCAAGGGGTATTTTAGAACATCAAGAAGAAACTGTTGTGGATGTTCGTTCTGCCACCTTTGAAAGTAAAGATATGGGTACTGTTGATGCCAGTTATTTGGACTCAACTAGTTTAGGAAGAAAAATGATTTCTACAACTGGTTGGTATGATCCGTTGGCTCAAACATTAGAAATAAAACCAACAGATGGATTTTTTATATCACGTGTTGGACTATATTTTGCAACTAAACCACAACCAGGTAGTCCTCAAATTAAAGCTAGAGTACAAATTCGTAATACTCTTGCTGGATTTCCTGGACAAATAGTTATGGCAGAAACTCAATTACACCCACGTGATATTACGGTATCTGATGATGGTACGGCTGAAAGTATTTTTACTTTCAAATATCCATTTCATCTTAAAAGTGGAGTAGAATATTGTATAGTTATCTTAGCTGACACACAAGATTATAGATGTTATGTTTCTAGATTGGGTGAAGAATCTTTAGACGGTAAAGGTATTATATCTGAACAACCATACGCTGGTGTATTTTTTAAATCTCAGAATGCATCTACATGGACTGCCGATCAAATGGAAGATCTTAAATTTAGAGTATATCGTGCTAAATTTGATATTAATAACACATCTATAGTTACGTATAATAGTACATCTGTAGATGAAAATGATTATGATACTTCTAGTGCCAAATTAGGATTATCATCTATGAGTATAACAAAGGATAGTTCTAAAGTAATAATAAAAGTACTTAATCACGATTTATATGATAAACTGTCATATAATAATAGATATTATGTTGCAATAACTGGATTATATCCAAATACATTATATGGTGGTACTGATGTTGCTAATGCAATTAGTGGTGCTGATATTAATGGTGTTCATGAAGTTGTAGAGACATCATTGGATACTTTTACTATTGATGTTTCAAAATCTAAAATGAATTATTATGCAGCTACTGATAAGTCTATTAATGATGCAGTCAGATCGACTTTAGTTGTTGGGACTTCTAATACACCTTCAAATAGTGGATTATTTACCCCAATTAAAAATAATACTAAGGATTTACCTAGAGTTTATGTAAATTCTAAATATGATATTTTATATCCAGCTATACAAAGAGTGATATTAGATGAAACTGATGTTTCATTCTTCTTAAAATCAACATCAGGATCGTCACAACATTCTCAATCACAACCTGGAATTCGTGATACTGGTTGGTCACCATTTGTGCCAGATTCGGGTGCTATAGAATTTAACACCCCGCGTAATATATTTTCATATGAGAATGAGTATTTTTTTGGTAGGGAACCATCATTACAATATAAAGCAATATTATCGTCAACTACCGACTATTTGACACCAATGATAGATAATCAAAGGATAAGCGCAACTTGTATGTCTAACAGATTAAATAATCCGACATATAGTATTGACAGTAGTGGTGATCAACTCCCATCAAATTTAAATGAGGATGGGTATATTGCAAATGATGGTTGGGTATCTGAATTAGAATCTAATGGTGGTTCTGCTGATTGTAAATATATCACAAAAGAAGTTGCATTACTTAATCCGGCAACTTCATTAAGGATTGCATTAAGTGTTCATATACCGTTGGGTAGTGATATTAAGGTGTATTATAAACTTAAACACTCTGATGCTGATAATTATAGAGAGTTGAAATATACTTTAATAGATAATCCTGAAGGATATTATAATATAATATCTAAAGAATCTGGTGATTATACTGAATTATCTATGGATTTGGGCATGACTACACCATTGCCAGAATTCACATCATTTGGTATAAAAATAGTAATGCTTGGTATTAATACTTGTGATGTGCCAAAAGTTAAAGATCTCAGAGTTATAGCAACATCATAGGATTATTTAATTATGATTAATAGAAGAAAGGTTGACGGACATTCATCCTTAATTAGAGACATGAATGTTGGGAGTATAGTTAATGTTGATGAGAATGAATATAATAAATATATTATGATAAAAAGAAAACGTGAACATAATGAACAAGAAATTTTAAATTTAAAATCTGAAGTATCGGAAATAAAGAATATATTAAACCAATTATTGGAGAAATTATAAAATGTCAGTTACAGATAATTATACAAAAATATTAAAGGTATTACGTACTGATACGTTTGATGATTGGAAAGATAAAACAAATTTATTAAAAGAACATTCTATAGAAGTAGAAAAATTATTAGGAGATTGGAAACAGTTACCAACAAGAACTGGACATGGTGACAACTATGATTCTAATAATTTAGTAAGTATAGTAACTGAATTAGATACTCATTCGGATAATAATACTAAAGAAATAGTTGATATAAATGATAGACTTAAGAATGCATTTAATTATATTGGATTAAATTCACGCGGTATATACAGTTCAGATAGTGATAATAGTTATGCCATTAGTAATATAATAAAACAAGATATAAAATTATTAGATGATAAGACTGAAAGTAATTATGATACTATTGTCTTAACTGATTTTTCACTGACTAAAACCATTGAAAGATTTGATAATACATTATTTAATTTGGGATTTAGTTCAGATGGATCTTATGATGGATTGGGATTATTAAATAGATCAGTGTCTGGTGATATCGTATATTTAGATGAACGTATTACTGATAATTTTAATTTAATAAATTCAAAAGATGATGATATACGTGTTTTAATATCAACTAATGAATCCGACATCAATTTTAATAAAACAAATATTGATGATTTGATATTAAAACTAACCACGTCGTTTAATTATATAGGGTTAGGTGGGGATGGTACATATAGTTCTTCTTCCAATAATCTTGTTGCAATAAATGATAATATAAAGAGTGATATTCGTGATATAGATGATGAACTTAAAAATTTACGAACAGAACATACTAATGATCAAAATTCTAATGATATTAATTTTGATAATTTAAGACAATATCATATAGATAATTCGAATGGACAAGGTGCTAGAACTATATCAGAAAATCCTCCAAGCGGTGGTGCTGATGGTGATATATGGTATAGAGTTGGCGGAGCAGTTCCATGTGGTGATGGTGGTGGTGGTGACCCTACACCACATTTTACTCATGCTGATTATAGAATAGCATCTGAGGGACTACTTGGTACGATTAAAGTTGGTGCCAATTTAACAGTAGATTATGATGGAACACTGAATGCCTCTGGTGGTGGTGGCACACCGCATCCTCCACATCCGTCAGGGTTACATGTACCGGAACCAGGTAATGCTTTTGCTTCAGGTACAACTAAACATTTAGTCGCAACTAGTGCTAATACAACAGGATGGGAGACGGCACTATCTGGTGGTGGTGGTATGTTTAAGGGAGATATTGTATATATACAAAGGATTTCTTATAGTATAACTTCAGCTAGTACTTGGACATCATTTACAACTCCATCAACAATACCAAGTGATGCACATGCAATAATATTAACATTTGAAACGTGGGCAGATGAGACTACAAATACGATGAAATTCCGTTCATCATCGGTTTCAGAGAGAATTGTTTGTAATTCTGCTGGTCCAAACAATTCTGATGATGCTGCTTCAGATTATAATACTATGGAAATTTCATATGTTAGTTCATTTGAAGTTTGGGCAAATCAACCATCGAACACCATCTATGGAAATACGATGGTTCATATTGATGGGTATATATCTGCGGTTACTACTCCCACTCAAGGAGATCCTGGTCAAAAAGGAGATCAAGGAGGTCCTGGTCAAAAAGGAGATCAAGGAGATAAAGGGGATAAAGGAGATCCTGGAGATAGTGAATTTGGGAATAAAGGCGATCAAGGCGATCCTGGTCCAAGAGGTTATCAAGGTGATCGTGGTAATAAAGGAGATCAAGGAGATCCTGGAACTGTTGTCGGTGGTATATCAATTCAAGATGTGTTTAATAACTTTTATCCTATAGGAACAATATATCAGAATGCCACAGATGGCCGGAATCCCAATGCTATATTTGGATTTGGTGCATGGTCACCATATGGGATTGGAAGAGTTCTTACTGGTGTAAAAGTTGGAACGGCCGGGTTTGAATCGGAAAATGAGAATGATTGGAAAGGTCCACATGTCACATTGACAACGGATAACCTGCCAGAACATAAGCATGTTTGGTGCGGTGATGACCAGTTGCAACTTTCTGGAATGAATAACGGTATAACGGAAAAAGGTGGGTCTTTCAGGTATGACGCTATCTCAAAACCAGATGGTGCTGGCAATTATTATTATACATCCTCTGTAGGGAAGGGTGAGGCATTTGACATATCACCACCATATAAATGTGTTTATATCTGGAAACGGTACGGATAATGACCTTTTATATTCATGACAGTAGATATACTGAATTTAATAGTAAAACGGCATCTAACGTTATTAGTTCAGGCACTAAAGTTATTACTAATTGGATAAAGACACGTATATCACAGGGATTTAAGGAAGATTTAGTTGTTAAATTTGCAGATACTAGACAAGTATCGTATCATAATCATATTGATATAAGTGGTTTAACTACAATAACTATAACTAATGCTTGGTCAAAACAAGACAGTTATTCTCAAGAATGGCATCACGGTGGAACTTTATACTATAGATTAGATAATGGACAATGGATAGTTGGTGGTACTGTTGCAAGGAGAACACAATATGGATACTATTCAGATATAACTATATCAAATTCAGGTAATGCATATAAAACTATATCTATTAAAGTTGCCGGTTGGGTGGAAGGTAGTCGTGGACGTGGGAATACTAATCTTAGTTTTTCTGCAACAATTTCTTCATGGGTAGATACTTCATATGATAAGTCAACTTATACTAGTACAGAAGTTCCGTCAAATGGTAATACACAGACTGAATGTGAAATTGTTCAATCTGGTAGTTATACACAAAGTGATCAAATCTGGGTTAAGGAAGATGGTGAGTGGAAACATGTACATGAGGTATATGTACGTGAAAATAATGAATGGGAACCGGTATTATATGAGGATAAATATAAATCGTATACAATACCAGATACAACCGTTGACTATCGGGTTCCACACGGAGTTTTTAATTTAAAATATGATCTTATAGGTGGAACTGGTGGTGGACAAACTGGTTGGAGTCAAATTACTGGTGGATCTGGTGTTCCTGGAGAAATTAAGTCAGATATAATACCAGTAACACCTGGACAACAAATTAATTTTAAAGTTGGACGCGATGGTATAACCAATCCATCTCCACCTCAATCATATGGATATCCAGAAACGTATTGGCCAAATAGATCAACAAATCCTATTGCTAATGGTAAAAACCATTGGGGAGGAAGTCCTGGTATTTCTTCATATGTTTCTTGGGATGATGGTGTCACACAGACGCTGGTTGCCGATGGTGGTGCTGCTGGGATTGATTTTAAGACATATATGCACGATGGTAGTCATACTTTCACCGTACCGAGTGGTGTATATGAATTGTCAATTGATGCTGTTGGTGGTGGTGGTGCTGGGTATGGTACTCATGACGGAGATTATGGCAGATTTGCGTTTATTGGTGGTACTGGTGCGGGGGTTACAGATGTTAAGTTATCGGTGACTCCTGGTTCTACGGTAAATATTATAGTAGGAAGTGGTGGTGGATATGGGTATCACTGGACTACTATAGGTGATGAGGGTACTAATACTACACTAAGTTATAATGGATCTCTTATATTTACATGTGGACATGGTAGTGCCAGACACGGAAGTGGTTCATCTTCTATAAAGTCTGGCATTTCCGGTAATATTAAATCTGGTAGTTCATCAGGAGGTCCATTCCATACATGTTGTGACAGGGATGCATGTGGTGGTAATCCATATCAATTTACTTCATATTGGTGTCAGGTTAACCCATCTAATTATGTCCACCCAGCAGTTATAAATACTAGTATACCATTAGGTGGTACTGGATCTCAGGTGGGTTGGGTATCTATAAGATGGGGTGGTAATACCTCTACCGTTGCAACTGCAAAACTAACACAATTACCATAATTTAAATAACGAGAAATATTATGCCAATACCAATATATCCAGAAATAAATGAAGTTTTACAGACTGATACTTTTGAAGATTGGAGAAATAAAACTAATAAAATAAAATTACACTCAGATTATATTGAAGTGATATTTGGGAATTGGTCTGGGTTAAAAACTTCAAATAAAAATACCTTTGTAGGCTCTTTAAATGAAACATACGATTATGTTGTTTCTAATGATAATAGAATACAATCATTAGAAACAAAACAAGCAAATGCATTTAGATATATCGGATTAGAGTTAAATGGTGAGTATATTGCAATAGGACCAAATTACACTTCGTCAGATGTTATAAAAACTAATATTAATACACTTGATATAAAACTTAAGGATACTGATGACACATTAAATGGTACTATTAATTTATTACATAATACTATTACTAATATTGATACAATAGAAAGTAATGTTGGATTAAGTTCTGACGGGACATATACGTCAGGTGTTTATAATATATATAGTACTACCGATAATATTAAAACTGATATTAATTTACTTGATACTGAAATAGTTGCATTTAGATCAGAATATCATGAAAAGGTTGATATTAAACATACTAATAATATTAATACTATATTAACAGAAAATGGAGTAATCAGAACAAATATTGTTGATATTGACAATCGTATGGATAATATGATAGAATCTATAGGGTTAAGTGTTTCAACTGTTAATTTAGAGTCTGGTACTTATTATTCAAACCCATTAAATGTCATTGCAAATAAAAATAATATCAAAGAAGATATTCATGCCTTAGATTATAAATTAGATAATTTACCAACTGGTGTTGATTCTGGCGGTGGTGGTGATCATAATCATGATGTATATTGGGTAGACATAATTAACAGACCATCGGTTGGTGATAATTCTTCAGAATTTGCAAGTGGGACTACTTTGTTATTTTATCAGTCATATGTGCCACTTGGTTGGACATTATATACTCATGCTAATGATAGTATATTACGTGTTGTCAAAACTAAATCAGATGGTGGTGATACTAATCAAGGTGGTGCATCAGCTTCTACTATTTTCACACATACACATACACATGATTTAAAAATGTCTGGATATACCGATTATCATGTGCTATCAATTGAAGAAATGCCAAAACATAGTCATAACATAAGCCCATTTGGAGTTACTGGTAGAGGGGTAAATTCAAGTAATGGTAATCAATTATGGCCCGTTTCACCAACACCGCTAGAAACAAGTGAATCAGGTAGTGGTGCCGGACATAGACATTCGTTAGTCAGTTCTTTTACTGGAAACGTAAAACAGTTAACTATAACCCCTAAATATTCTAATGTTATTATGTGTGTGAAGGATTAATATTATGATTGATGATGTAATAATTACTTGCCCATTAGGTAGTAAATGTGAAGAAATTAAAGATAATAAAATACATAGATGTGCTTGGTATACTAAGATAGTTGGCACAGACCCACAGGATTCTAATAAAGTATATGATGATTGGAAGTGTGCAATTGCATGGATGCCAATATTGGATTTAGAGGTTGCAAATATTAATAGAATAAACACATCAACATTAGCATCTTTTAGAAATGAAGTTGTTGATACTAAACAATCATATATAGAA